GGAAGGTATTCAGTTATCCAAAGGTAGATATGACCTATAAAACTGAATGTTTGTAATATATACATCCCGGTTCCTCTTTTAAAATTAAGCCAAAAAGTTTGCTTCCGATCCAATCGGAAACATTTAAAAATGCTTAATTTCTGATTGGAACCGACGACAACTTAAAATTGCCGTGTCGTGGGCTTTCACGACGTCCTTAGAATTATACTCATCACGAGATTTACCAGTTAACGTTCTAAACAACGCTAGTATGTTAAAGTCTTACTAGACTATTGAGGATTTACGCTTTCAAGGTACACTATAGGTGCACCAATAAACATCCCCAAAGTGAAATCTTCTGCAGCAGCACAAAACGTTTTGTACGTGATGTTAGCATTAGGTTGAATTTCACATGAAGTTTTCCAACAAGGTTTGTAAACTGTTTCAGCATCTGCTTCAAAAGAAGCAAGAGACCGTGCTGGAAGAAACCTTCGTGAAGTGTAATATGGAACTTCAAAACTTTGAACAGGTTCAATGGCTCCATACACTATTTGAGCTCCCTCTTGGGCATTCTGATATTCATCAAATCCGATGTACCATTGAGCTAAACCAGCATTAGTTGCTTTATCTCCAACACTCTCAACAATGTTCAAAGGTGTGCAACCAGAGTAGCGGGTAACAACGGAAGGACTCTGAAAAACAGCACAACAATCCCCATAAGTTGCTAAAACTTTCCATCGAACACCACCTCGCCAGCCAACAAAACCAGAGGAAATAAAACGCAAAGGAGTTAAAAACCCATATACATAATTTTTCCCACTGACAAGTCGAGGCACTCTATTAGTGGCTGCATCACTCTTACTAGTATATCCTGGTTCAATGGGGAATGCTGGACGTTGCAATGCAACAGCATTAGTTACACCACTGGCATTACCAGGAATGAGTGTGCATTCGCTCATGCAAAATCTCTTAAGCACCGATCTAAAAGAACGGATACTCTCACCAAAAAACACATCATTGGTGTGTGACGTCAATGAACTTGTAATGGCTAGTGTGTCAGCATGTTGCACTGCTTCTTCTGTGTTTGCTTGTTTCGAAGCCACTGCTGACACAGGGGCAGAATACTCATCAGATTGAGGTTCAGCAACATCAGCATGTGTGCGATATCGTAAACGGGACATGGGACGGTTTGTTGGTGCAGCAACTTCAAAATCATCTCCAGCAGACATGGATACTACAATATAACAATCGTCTGTTTGAGCACTTGGATTAGTTAACTCATTGAGAACATAAACTCCTAAGACACCATTTCCGCAAGTTTGAGTTGATGAAGCATAGTTCAATGGAGTAATTGCATGAATTGGATAAATGCCATCATAAATAGCATTGTGGCGGTAAGAAGAAGGCTGTGTCCAACCGACTGTGATCTCAAAATCTTTTGTTTCTGAAATATCCACAACAGTTTGATAACCTAAATTGTACTCAGGTGTTGTTCTAGTGGGATCATTGTTGGTAACTTCAGTCTCTGGGTCATATACAATTCTGATCCTACCCTTGTGTAAAGCACTACAAACAATTTGAAAACGATACTTAATTGAGCCACGCCAATACTGGAAAGGCAAAGTTGCAAAACAAGATGCTGTCATATTTATTTTGGGTATATCAGGAGTCGTAGCACTTCTCACTTCATGCATAGCGGGATCAACCACAGTGTTCCACAGTATGGTACCAGCAGGAGAAGAATTTCCTGATGTCCAAACAAAGGTAGTCACGTATGACTCACGAGAAGCTATATAATTTATTTCCATCTCATCCTTGGAAGACAGACCAAAAGCTCGTGGATCAATAGTCACTTCTTGTTTTGGGTCCAAAGATAACTTATGACTGTCATCTTTTCCAGTGGTAGTGGCCATGGGAGCTGTCGTTTTTCTAACAACAAGAGTTCGGTCAAGTTCCACAGGCTTACTGTACCCAAACAAAGAAGCTATAGCAGAAGCTGCTGAAGCAGCAAGAGCAGTAGCTCGCGCATAAGGACCAATATAGGGCGCAGAACTTAACTTACCCATCATGGACGCAATGTTTGTTGCCTTGACAGAAAAAGCCTTGTTTGAGTACTCATCTGATTGTGGTGCTATACCATCTGCATTAGTGGTGGTAGGGCCCGACAAAACTACGTCAGTTGCCCAAACCAAAGCAGTGATCTGTACTTCAGTTGTACCACCATTGGCGTGACGCAATGGAGTGGGTGCTACAATCGTAATGTTACCCATGCCATCATATTCTCCTAAGGGAATGTCAAGAGCATTATTGAACCAAACAAAAGGTAACTCCATATCTCCGCCCTGGCTGGTTGTAGGATTCAGCCAAAGGTGAGGTTTTTGAGAATTATTCATTAAGTTTTCTATGGGCACACCACCAACTCCTCCCATGCGACCAACATCGTCATATCCAGGTAGAGGTGTATAGTAAGCCAAAGCTCGCCCATAATGCATA